TGACTTATGCAGAATATAAAGATAGTTATATGTATGCTAAAAGAAAGAAAAAAATACAAGATAAGGCTAAATTAGAAGGCAAAATACTACTTAAAAATATTCAACTTTCAGAATTTAGTATAGAAATAGGTAGTTATGAAATAGATAGATTAGAAGAAATAGTTGGAATGTTAGGTTCAATTGAAAATGTTAAAAAACTATTTAGTTCAGTTGAAAAAGAAAAAATTAACTTATTCACTTTAAAAGAACAACTAGCAATGTGGAAAATGGAAGGAATAGATATAATTGGACAATTAGACGAGATAATAAAAGAGTTAAATGATTAAATAAATATAACTTGACAAAAATTAAGAGTAATAATATGATTAGTATAAGATTATTAAAAAAAGTAATTGACAATAATTAAGTCAAAAATAAAAAAAT